CTGAGCTGATGTTCAAGCAGTCCGAGAAGGAGTTCTTGAAACTGGTGCTTCGGATTTGCCGTGATCTGAGTGATTTGGAGTTACGACTTTCTTGTATCGAAATTCGTTTCACTCGGCGTAATTATGAGAACATTACCGAAAAGGCGAATGTTTTGACCGCCATGCTCAATAACGACAAGATTGCTCCGCAACTTGCCTTCCAGCACTGTGGCTTGTTCATCGACCCTGAGATTGCTTATCAAATGAGCAAAAAATATTCCGATGAACAGGAGCAAAAGAACCTTGACCAGATGAACAGACTCGCTGGCATGAATGACGAAGACGAAGACGAGGACGAGGATGATGTATGATTACCTCGACCGTGTTTTGAAAAAGGTGGTTCTTCAAATTTACCGTCTTTTCAAGAAATACCGCAAACTCTCCTATGACGAGCTGAATGTGACCGGCGAGGTACAGGAGTTATATCGGGAGCTTGAAGCCATTAACCAAACAGCTTTTCAGCAGATTGCCGCTTATTATTACAAGCAAGAGTCCAAGGTAAAAAATGTTTTGCAAAGTGAGTGGCTTGCGAAGGTGTTGAGAACACCAAGTCAGGTTATGAAATACTCTTACGACAGTGAGGTTGTAAGAAAACGTGACCGGTTGATGGAAGCTTTAATTGCTACGGGAGGTCTGGTTACTGAGTATGATACCGCCATGCGGTATTGGACACAAATGACTGGCTGGTTTGCCGTAGAAGTGGCTGACGCCGCCACCACTCAGGCAAGAGAGGATAGCGGTATTGAAACAGTAATGTGGGTGTCTGAACATGATAACAAGGTCTGTGACCGTTGTTGGAAATTGAATGGTCAGGTATTTCACGCACAAGCTGTTCCTCCGAAGCCCCATCCCCGCTGCCGGTGCTACACGATAGACTTGTGAGGGAGAGTCGCTTATGGTAAGGCTTGTCCCTGAGCTTATCAGGGCAATCGAAGAAATATTAAGTTCTGGAAAGACCGTTGAGATTGCCGTTAGAAACGGTAAAATAGTAGTTTGGGCGGTCGCCAGTAAAAAGAAATACGAACAGCCTACCGTATAGACGGTAGGGACAGCCATTACGGGCTACTGACATGGGAAACTGTGTCGGTAGTCCGTTTTCTTTTTGGTTTCAATCGGGTGCGTCGTAATGACCGGCGACCTGTGAAATGGTCAGGGAAGACCTTAATCGCAACGGGGATGAAGACCTCGATAATAAACGGAAAACAGTGCAGAGTGAACTGCCTTGTTAAACGCAGGAGGTATTTCTATGGCAAAGATCGACACCAGCAAAATCAAGGGCTATGAGGATATGTCCGCTGAAGATAAAATCAAGGCTCTCGAAGAGTTGGAGTACGAAGACCATGCTGCTGAGGTGGAGCGGTTGAGAACTGCCAATTCCAAGGCTAATTCCGAAGCTGCCGAGTGGAAACGAAAGTACAATGACCAACTTTCGGAGGAAGAGAAGAAAAAGCAGGAAGACGCTGACAATCTCGCCAAAATGCAGCAGGAACTCGATGAACTGCGCCGGGACAAAACAGTGTCCGAGTATAAGGCGAAGTACATTGCTCAGGGGTATTCCGAAGATCTTGCGGCTGAAACCGCTAAGGCTCTTTCCGAAGGAGATACCGCTAAGGTCTTTGCCAATCAGCAGAAATTCCTTGAAGAGTATGCCAAGAAGATTAAGGCAGACGCACTTAAAGATACCCCGAAACCTCCCGCTGGTGATGGGAGTGACGGCATGACCCTTAAAAAGTTAAAGGGTCTGTCTGATGAAGAGTACAACAAGTTCGCTGTCGAACACCCCGACGAATACAAGGCTCTTTATGAGAAAGGAGAGTAACCCTTATGGCTAATAAGCCTTATCAGAATTTTGTCCTTGAAAACAAGGTCGAAGACCAGTTTAATTCCCACCTTGATCTGCAACCCTTCTGCACTATTGACCGTTCTCTGGTCGGTACTGCGGGTATGACTAAGAAAATTCACAAGTACAGTGCCACCAACGGTACTGAGAAGCTGACTCTCGGACAGGGCAACACTCAGACTATTGAGGCGTCCTACACCGAGGAGGACTACACCATTCAGCTCGCTCAGAACCGTGGTATTTGGTACGACGAAGAGCAGATGACTGACCCCATGATTGGTCTGGTAATTGCTCGTCACGCCGGTACTGATATGTTCAATACCGTGAACGCTGACATTTTTGCCGAGTTCGGCAAGGCAACTCTGACCGCTGCCCTGAGCGGCAACGACTACTTTGGGGCTTTTGTGGATGCTCAGTCTCTTCTGAAAGTGGAGCAGACCGACGCCGGTGCGCCGTCTACTTTTGCTTTCGTCAGCCCCAATATCCTCGCAAAGCTGCGTAAGGCTCTGAAAGATGATCTGAAATATGTGGAGTCTTTTGCCCGTACCGGTTACATCGGCACTGTGGCTGGTACGAACCTCTACACCAAGAAGGACGCCGGTGACTCCGAGATTTGCATTGCGACCAAACAGGCGGTCACTTTGTTCGTGAAGAAGGGCGTTGAGACGGAGCTGTATCAGATCAACAATCGTTCTTCCGAGGACGCCAATGTTCGTAAGAACACTCTGCTCACTCGTAAGTATTACATTGCCGCCCTGACTGACGAAACTCAGGCGGTCAAGATTACTCTCGGCGAGTAATGAAGGAGGTGGAAAGCATGAATGACTCTGAGAAACTGACGATGGTGAAAGCCATGACCGGCGAGACGGATGAAGATGTGCTTTCCACCTATCTTTCTATTGCGGGTGCGAAAATCTGCCGTAAGGCGTTCCCGTATGACCCTGACGAGAACACCGTCCCCGACCGATATGCTTATATCCAAGTGGAAATTGCCGTCTACCTTCTGAATAAGCGAGGGGCTGAGGGAGAAAGCGCACACAGCGAGAATGGAATTTCCCGTACCTATGAGGACGGGGATATTCCCTCTTCGCTCTTGCGGGATATAGTTCCTTTCGCTTCTACCATTTGAGGTGCGCCCATGAGAACTATGTGGCGTAACAAGACTTCGTTCTATTACCTGCTCTATCAGGGAAAAGAGCGGGTGGTTAATGAAGACGGCGACGAAACCGGTGAAAAGCGGGTCGTTTACTCCGAGCCGACGCTTATGAGAGCGAATGTGTCTGCGGCGACTGGCTATGCTCAGACGGAGCAGTTCGGAAACTTCATTACCTACGACAAGGTTATTGTCACGGACGACATTGATTGTCCTATAGATGAAAACTCCGTTCTGTTCCTCGACAAAATGCCTGAGTTCGACGTGGAGGGTAATCCTCTCTTTGACTATACCGTGAAACGGGTAGCTAAGTCACTCAATTCCATTTCGATTGCTGTGAGCAAGGTGACAGTATCGTGAAGCGGAGTTATGAGATCGGGTTTGACGGTAGCGGTATTGACGATTTTATCAAGGGGATTGAAGAGTATAAGAAATGGCTGAAAAGCCGTTCAGAGATACTTCTTCGTAAACTCGCTGACGAGGGTTATCAGATTGCGGCGGCGGGTTTCCAAAATGCTCAATATGATGGCACAAATGACTCCGCTGTTTCTGTCGAAGAGCGTGGAGAGAATATCCGAGCTATTGTAGCTATTGGTTCGGTAGTGCTGTTTATCGAATTTGGTACAGGAATTACCTACCCTGATACTCACCCAGAAGCCGCTCAAAATGGCATGGTCAGGGGTGGCTACGGTCAGGGTAAAGGTAAACAAAGCACATGGGGCTACTACGGAGAGCCGGGAACGAATGGGGTTGTGAGAACCAATCCAAAGACGGGACGCACAGTGGTTCTTACCCACGGTAATCCTGCCAATATGCCCATGTATGAAGCGGTAAAGCAACTCAGAGAGAGGCTACCCGAATTGGTAAGGGAGGTGTTTGGCAGTGATTGACGTAGAAGCCAAAGTCTACACGCTTATCTCCGCTGCTCTTCGTGAAGCCTTTGAGGGTATCGAAGTCTCAGGTGAGTATGTGAAAGCACCATCTGAGTTTCCCTTTGTGAGCATTGTTGAAGCCGACAATTACACGACACTGGCTCATGCGGACACCAGCGAAACGGAACGGTTCGCTACGGTGATGTATGAGATCAACGCCTATTCCAATAAGGGCGTAAGTAAGAAAGCCGAGTGCAAGGCGATTATGAAAATCATTGATGATCTGATGTATCGCATGAATTTCACTCGGATTGCTATTACTCCTGTCCCTGACTTGGATAACGCAACAATCTACCGTATGACCGCCCGGTACAGAGCGGAAACAGACGGAACAACTATTTACAGGAGGTAAAGGAAATGGCAATTTCCACTTACAAGGTCTTTCTCATGGTCAAGAATGAGTCTGCCTACGAGAAGCTGATTGACATTAAGGAGTTTCCTGATCTCGGCGGTGAGCCTGAGCTTCTGGAAACTACCACCCTGTCTGATAAAATGCAGACCTATATCGCCGGTATTCAGTCTATGGACGGACTGAGCTTTACCAGCAACTACACCAAGGACGACTTTTCCAAGCTGAAAAAGATGGAAGGTCAGAAGAAGTCCTTCGCCGTTTGGTTTGGCGGTACGGAGAGCGGTTCTACTCTGACTCCGACTGGTAGTGATGGTAAATTCAGCTTTGACGGTGAGCTGTCTGTCTACCCTGTTGGTGCTGGCGTCAATGAGGTCGTGGACATGAACATTACCATTGCTCCGTCCACTCCTATCGAGTTTGACGAAAGTACCACCTAAAATCAAATAACGCCAGCGTGATAAGGAGGAAATCATTATGGCAAAGCAGTTGACTTTTGATTACAACGGGAAGAACTACGTTCTGGAATTTACTCGGAACTCGGTTCGGCAGATGGAGAGCGACGGCTTTATCGCAAGTGATATTGAGACAAAGCCCATGACCGTTCTTCCGGCACTTTTTGCCGGTGCGTTCATTGCTCACCATCGCTTTGAGAAGAAGAGCGTAATTGAGGAAATCTATTCCAAGCTGAAAGACAAGCAGCTCTTGATCGAGAAGTTGGCAGAAATGTATAACGAGCCGATCAGCTCCTTGCTCGATGAACCCGAAGAGGGAAACTTGGAGTGGACTCCGAATTGGTAAGTGGTTCAGAGTCCAAGAATGGAGAGGACGGCGGCTCACACCGTCCGTCCTCTCCTTTCACTTACACGGAGCGTTTTAACCAACTCTTCCCGTTTTATCTTGCCCTTGGTATGACCTATGAGCAGTATTGGGATATGGACTCCACGTTGGTCAAGGCATACCGTAAGGCGCATGAACTGAAACAAGAAATGGAAAATCAGACTCTATGGCTTCAAGGAATGTATTTTTATGAAGCACTCTGCTGCGTGGCTCCCATCTTCCGACCGCTCAGTAAAGCCAAGAAGCCGGTTGCCTATCGTTCTCAGCCTTATCCTCTGAAAACCGAATTGTCGAAAATGAGAGCCGAGAAGAAAAAGCAAGAGAGCGACAATAGAGCAAAGAGCATGATGGAGGCTTTCATGGTTCAGTTCAACCAAAAATTCCAAAAGAAGAAGGGAGGGTAAAGCGTGGCAGACAATGTTGAAATTCAAGGTCTTGAATTTTCCATTGTGGGCGAAACCGAAGCCGCCTGTAATGGCTTAAACAAGCTGACCTCAAATCTCAAAAAGCTGAAAACAGCGACCGATAAGGGAATTGGGCTGAAATCCATTGTTTCTGAAATCAAAGAAGTCAACGAAGCAGCGGGAGAAATCGACTCGTCCAATTTGACGGATATGGCGACGGCTATTTCTACCATCGTCAGTTCTTCTCGGAGACTTACAACTGTTCGTGGTCAATTACAGGGGATTTCCGAGATAGATTTTTCCAATTTGACCCAAGCGGCAGATCTGATAGGTCGTATGGGAGCTAATGGAGGTATACAAAGTCCCAGCCAAGGTGGAAATGGGACTATTGGAACCGGAACGCTTGATCTCGAAGACCCAGATACAGAGTCGGTTGAAGGGTATACAGACGCCGCTCAACGGGCGAGTTCAGCGTCCCAAGAAGCCAGCAGTTCCGCAAGCCGTTTTCGTTCTGTTCTGTCCTCCCTCGGCGGGGTATTTACAAAGACGGGAACTCAGGTCGGAAAATTAACGGCAAAGCTCGTAAGTCTCCCGTTCAGAAAATTGGCTTCTCAGGTGAAAAGCACGATTGCCCCTATCAAGCAGTTCATGTCTTCTATCGGGCGTATTGCTATGTATCGGCTCATTCGTTCTCTCTTGAGTGGTATTACTCAGGCTTTACAAGAGGGTGTAAAAAATCTCTACCAGTATTCCAAGGTCGCCGGGACTGACTTCCACAATAGCATGAACACTATTGCTACTGATGGGCAGTATTTGAAGAACTCTTTTGCGGCGGCAGTTGCTCCCATTTTGAACGCTCTTGCTCCTGCGCTTGACTATTTGGCAGATAAGGTCGCAACGGTTTTGAACCTTGTTGCACAGCTTTTTTCCATGCTCAACGGGAAAAGCACTTATACCAAAGCGGTTAAGGCGGCGACAGAGTATGGTGACGCCACCAGTTCTGCGGCAAAAGCCGCAAAAGACTTTACTGCTGGTTTTGATGAACTGAATGTTTTCAACCCGAACAGCAGTAGTGGTAGCAGCAGTTCTACACCTGACTATTCTTCAATGTTTGAAGAAGCTACGGTAGACTCCGATGTGAGTAGTTTTGCCGAGCAATTAAAAAATGCCTTTAACTCCGAGGATTGGGATAGCCTTGGGCAGATCATCGGAGATAAGATGAACAGCATTTTTGATAGTATCAGTTGGGAAAGCATAGGGAAAAAAGTCGGTAAAGGGATTGAGGGCGTCGAAGCTACAGCGTACTCGCTTTTGAAGACGGTGGACTTTAACTCCCTCGGCAGCGGGATTGCTCAAAGTGTTAATGGGGTTTTTGAGAGCATTGATTTTACGACTGCCGGTAGACTTTTCACTCGAAAGTTTACCGCCATCTTTGATTTGCTCCTTGGCTTTATTGATACTCTCGATTGGGGCTTAGTCGGAACTTCGATCGGTGAATACCTGAGAGGGGCTTTCGATGAAGCGTCCGAGTGGCTGGATGGAATTGATTGGGGAGAAACGGTATCAAAACTTTGGGAGAATTTGAAGATTGCCATTGAAAACTTTGACGTGGCGGCTACTGCTCAGAGTATTATCGACTTCCTGACCAGTGCAGTTAGGGCAGTTCGGGAAATGGTTGGCGCAATCGACTTCGGAGAGGTGGTATCTACTATCTTCCATACGATTGCAGAACTTATTCGAGGAATTGACTTAACTGAGCTACTGAGCGAGATTGGGACTTTGCTCGTAGAGATTGCGGTTCAAATTCCGGGTCTGGTGGTAAGTGCCATCGGAGGTATTTCGGAGGTAATCGGTTCTATTTTTGAGGGGCTTGGTCTGGACAGTGTTGCCGGGTTCTTTTATGGAATTACTGACGCTATGCAAAATGCGGCTCAGTGGCTCAAAGAGAATTTGGTTGACCCCGTTGTAAATGCCGTTAAGGATTTCTTCGGTATTCACTCTCCCTCTACGGTATTTGCAGAAATTGGTGACAATTTGATTGCCGGTCTGCTTAACGGTATTTCCGAAGCATGGCACACTATCACTGATTTCTTTTCCGAAGCCTTTGATAACTTGAAGAACTTTATCTCGGAGACTTGGGACACCATCAAGTCCACTGCGACCGAGAAATGGAACAATATTAAGGCAGATCTATCCGGGGTATGGGACACGGTAAAAACAACCGCCAGTGAGAAGTTTGGCACTTTGAAGACCAACCTTTCTACCACTTGGGATAACGTGAAATCTACGGCGTCTACCAAGTGGACGAATATCAAAAACGACCTCACTTCTACTTGGGACAATGTGAAGAATAACGCCAATACGAAGTTCAATCTGGTCAAGTCTACGATTTCGACCGTATGGGATAACGTAAAGACCAATGCTTCTACCAAGTGGGACACCATCAAGACTACGTTAAATTCTACTTGGGACGCCATTCGAGATAACGCTACCGAGAGATTTGACGCCATCGGGACGAAAATCGGCGAGATTTGGGAGGGCGTGAAGACGGTTATCACCAATGTCCTCAACACCATCGTTGAGAGCATTAACCTTGTGATTGACGGTATCAACGAACTGTTCCACATTCAGTTCGCCGGATTAAGTGTTGCCGGTGTGCAGCTTATCCCCGCCTTTGACGTGCGGCTGGTCAATATTCCTCACATTGCCACCTTTGCAGATGGTGGTTTCGTGGATGAAGGTCAGCTCTTTATCGCTCGTGAGAGCGGTGCGGAAATGGTCGGTCAGATCGGTAATCGCACGGCGGTTGCCAACAATGAGCAAATTGAAGCCGGTATTGCTGAGGGTGTAAGCCTTGCCAATGAGGGCGTGATTGCTGCCATCTATGATCTGTTGACCGCTGTGGAGAACAAGAATTTGAGCGTGTCTATCGGAGACGACGATGTGGGTCGTTCTTATGACCGTTACAACACCAAGCGAGGTGTCCGAGTGAATAAGGGCGCTTTCGCCAATTCCTACTAAGGGGGTGAGGGTATGCAACCTTTCATCAAAATAAATGGACACGCCTACCCTCAACCCCGCCGTGGGTTGGAACTTCTTGTGGGGACTATTGTGGACTCTGCAAGAAACGCCAACGGCGTGGTTACTGGTCAGAAAGTCGGGCGTGACCAACAAAAGCTCAACGGTCTGGAATGGGGAGTTTTGGATGCTGAGACGTGGGCAGCAATTTTGCAGGAGTTCGACAGCGGGTTCTTTGCCGTTGTGACTTACCCGGACATGGTACATAACACTTGGACAAGTCGTAAGATGTACCCCGGCGACCGAACTGCCAAGCCCTATCACCTCAGTGACGAGACGGGGCTACCTGTAGACTATATCAACTGCAAGGTAAACATTATCGACGTAGGAGAACCGTTCTAAGGAGGTTGGGTTATGAAGTCAGTCAGCGACGCTTACAAGACTGGTATGAAATCCATGCTCCGTGAACGGTCTTATGTTAAGGTCTATTTTGCGAACATCGACTCCGAAGCTGCCAAGGATGGAGATTGGGAGGGTAATGGGGAACTTGAATATTCCGAGTTCCCGACTCTCGACTACATCTATGATTACGGAAAGACGGTCGCTACTCTGGAATTGAACCGTTGGGCATTGAACGGACAGTCTGTTATCGTGCCGAATGACGATGCCATTAACGACGGGTATGTGTCTGACAAGTTGAGTGATGAAAATGGCGAGTTTGAAACCCAAGCAGTAATCACTCGCCCGTTTTCTGATGTTCATTCTTTTGCTGGAATTACCCTGACATTTGACACAAGAGAAAGAGAGTACCCTAAAGAGGTAATCGTGGTCTTCCTAAAAGGTGGAGAGGAAGTAGACGAGGTAATTGCTTCACCAACTCAGCAGAAAATAGTCGTTTTGACTTCTGCAAGCGAGGTAGATGAAATTCGACTGTCTTTCACCTCCATACTTCCTTATCGCCGTCCTCGGCTTGAAGCTGTCCTTTACGGCATTGAGAAGGAGTACACCAATGACGAAATTGTTAGTGTTAGTCAGTCCCATGATGTTGACCCGCTGACCCGCCGACTTCCAAACGAGCAGTTCAGCTTTACTGTTCTCGACTATGAGCATGAATATGACCCCGATAACCCGGAAGGTATCTACAAGTTCGTGGATATTAACGCTCCTATTTCGGTGCGTCATGGGTATACCCTCCCAGACGGGTCGGTGGAGTGGCTGAAAGCGGACAAGTATCTGCTCAATGCCAAGCCTACTGCTAAGGACAATCAGGCTACTTTTACGGCGACCGGGTTGATTGGCAGTTTGACGGACACCTTTTACAAGAGCAAACTCGGCTCGAAAAATTTCTATGATATGGCTGTTGAGGTGCTACGAGACGCCGATCTGACACCTACCGAACAGGGGACTGACCCGTGGGAAGTGGATGAAAGTCTAAAGCAGATGTTCACAACTGCTGTTCTGCCTATCGACACGCACATGAACTGTCTGCAACTGATTGCTCATGCTTGCCGCTGCCGCCTGTTCACGGATGATGATAATGTCATTCACATCAAGCCTTTTGGTGTGACTGTAGTAGGCATTTACAGCGGAAAGTTTACCGACAATGGACACGCTTGGTTCAGTGAGTGGGACACCGTAGACAAGGGAAATCGTCAGGGTAATACCTACGCCACGCTGGAATTAAACCGTTGGACGCTGGATGGTGGAGAGCAGGTCATAATTGCCGACACTGAGCCGAGCGGTCGAGGGTATGCAAGTGAAGCTCTGAGCAATGAGGACGGCGGGTTTGATATTGCCCCTGTATTCACACGGACTTTTGAGGTATCTCACGACTTGCCCGTGGTGGCTCTCAGGTTTGATGTTCCTATCGGCGAATACCCTACCGGAGTCACGGTACGGTATTACAAGGGAAACGTCCTGATTTCCACAAAGACGGTCAATGTCACCAGTTCGGAGATCTACATTGCGGATGATACTGCGCTGGATTGCACCAAGATAGAAGTCACGATGAATAGCGGCTTGCCCTATCGCCGGTTCAGAGTCGCCAAGGTTTTCTACCGTGAGACTGATTTCACTCTGGATTTTGACTCTATCACAGAGAAAAGTCAGTCGGTAAGTAAAATCGACCAGCTTAAAAATGTGACGGTAGCCAAGACCGTTTACACTTCTGAGAACGATACCAAGAGTTTGTACGAGGAAACGACCACCCGGACTGAGCTTCATGTAGAGTTCGAGGGTCTGGCAGATAATGTTCAAATTTCCGTAGAGGGTGGGACTTTGGTGTCTTCTGCCATCTACGGGAGAGCCGCCGACTTGGTGTTATCCTCCGGCACTAAGACGGTGAAGATCACGGGCAATGTCATTACTGAGTCTACGGTGGTCGTTTCCTACCCTGTAACTACCAGTGGTGAAACCGATACGGAGGAAAATCCGCTCATTACATCGGACGAAATGAGTGACGCTTTGGCAAGTCATGTCAAAGCCTATCTGCAAATGAGAAATACCTACGACGCCGAATATCGGGGAAATCCTGAGCTGGAAGTAGGTGACATTATCGGCTTGCAGACGCTTTACACCGATGAAATGGACGCACTCATTCTGGTCGATGAAATCACATTTAATGGCTCTCTGAGCGGAAAGTTGAAGGTGAAAGGTCTGATATGAGCGTGATTGATACTTTGATTTACGACAGGACTCAGGCTGACGTTGACCGTGTGTTTGAGTTGAAAAGTAAAATTCTCAGCGGCGGGGTAAGTTCCCTGACCGCTGAGGAAAAAAGTGAATATATGTCGGGGATGAAGGGGGCGTATAACGCCGCCGATCTGAACCGAGTGGGAGGGGCTGTCGCCTATATCGCTGACCGGCTTACCTCCTTGCCGGACGAATTGTTGGCTTATCTGGACGAGAAAGGAGTTGCCGATGATACCCTATTCCGAGTCCCGTATGACCGTAGCACCATCGTCGTCACCGCAAAGCAGGATTGGACTATGGCTGATGTACCGACACAATCTCAGGTGTCAGCTTTCCTTACGGATTTGGGAACTCTGCGTCGCCAACTCACACTTCCTTCCGACGCCCCTGTGGTGCCGACCACCTTAGATAATCTGACATATACCGTAGCCAACGAGATCGAATATCTTCTGTGGATGGTCAATGCCGCTCTGATTGAGCTGGAAAACGACCTCTATGAGAAAATCGACCGTGCGGCTGAAAGTTTTGTGTATGCAGATGAAGTGAGTTGCGGAGAGTAAGGAGGTTGACATGGCAGACTCTTATGTAATCACCTTGCCTGTTATAAAATCAGCCTCCTTTTCCGTCAACCCCGTAACGACAGGCGGGACGACCGTTATTACTGTCGTTGTGGAAGAAGAGACGAGGACGCTTTACCCCGAAGCGAGATATTCCGGGGAATTTATCTCAGGAGAATGATTTTCTATGGCAGTTAAAACAGTTATTTTGACGTTGAACGGACAGGATTACACTCTGACCTACGACAGTTCAGAGAAAGCATATAAGAAGCAGTTCAACGCACCGAGCGTGACTTCATTCAATGAGAACACTGACCACCAGTTCCATCCCACGGTGGTCGCTACGGACGAAGCCGGTAATTCTACCACGGCAACGATCAGCGAGTTTTCCACCCTTGGTCTGAGAGTCAAGGAGAAGGACGCTCCTACGATTTCTGTGACCTATCCTGCCGCCAATGCCTTTATTGCTACCAGCAAGCCGACCATCAAGTGGACGGTAAAGGACACCGGCAGTGGTATCGACACCAGTACCATCGGTATCAAGATCGACAGCGGCTCTGTTGTGACCAGCGGTATTACTACGACCGCTGTGACGGGCGGCTACTCTTGTGAATACACTCCGACCGCTGCTCTGGCTGAGGGTAGTCACACCCTGACCTTCTCGGTTTCGGACAACGACGGCAATGCGGCTACTGCGGCTACTGTCACCTTCAAAATCGACACTGTGCCGCCTACCGCCAACGTGAGTGCGCCTGTGGATGGTCTGGTCACGAACAATCGTTCTGTGGCGTTCAACTTCAATACCAATGACGCTACTTCCAGCCCCGTTACCGCCACCTATCAGGTTGACAGCAACTCGGCTGTTGAAGTGACCGTGGACAGCAGCGGTAATGGCAGCGGCACTATTGAGCTGCCGAATACCGAAGGTTCTCACACCATCAAGTTCGTATTTACCGACTCTGCCGGTAAGTCTACGACCGTGACCCGCACGGTTACTCTGGACACCGTTGCGCCTGTTATTTCGGAGATCACCTTCACTCCGAACCCCGTGGACGCCGGTGCTACTCTTATTATCACGGTGAAGGTCAGCGACTAATGGTTGTTGCACTCTACGGGAAGTGCAACGGAGCTGGCATTGTTTTTAGTCAGGATGGACAGGGGCGGTGGACAACCGCCGTCCCTGTCGCTGACAACAAAACCTACGTCATCGAGGTCTTTGCCGAAGACGAAGCGGGGAACACCAGCTACTTTGCAACAGTAGAAGCCACCTACAATAGCAGTTCGCTTTCGATGGAGTTCACTGTCAAAGAGGTCGGCGAGAACTTCACACTGAATGAAGTCCTTTCCGTCTTCCGCATGAGTTCTATGAGTACGAAATGGAGGGCATGACCGATGTGGCAAGAAAAATGCTTCAACTACGGCGAGAAGCGGGAAGTTTCTCTGATGATCGCTTCGGAAGATGGGGAAACCACCGAGCCGAGCAATCCCACATGGGAACTGACCGACTACGAAACAGGCGTGGTAGAGTCCAGCGGAGATTGCACTATGACCGCTGTGGATGGGGGTGTGACCCTCACCGCCCTGATCGAGCCGAAACAGATCAGTGTGTATAGGCTTATCTTTAGCTTTGACTACGGTGTTGAGCGGAGAAAGCCTTGCATGATTATCAAAATCAGGTAACGGAGGTAACAGCATGAAAGATTTAGTCCCCAAGGGTACGGGAAATTCGAGGTTCTTGAAATCAGTCTCGAACTTCGCTTCTTTGTACCCTAACTATGAAGACTTTGTGGCGGCACTGGTCGCCGGTACTCTCCCGATAGATCTTAACGGTATCAATTCGGAGGGTGTCAAACAGGTCGGTACGGCTCTTAACAAGTCTACGCTGCTGGATGATACCACGGCAGAGGCATTGGAAATGACCAGTACCGACCCGACCGTGAATGAAGCTCTCTACATTCTCAGTCAGAAGAGTCAACCCGCCGAGGTTCATGTTCTTGCAAGTAGCGGTCAGACTGTGACTATGACCCTTGGCTCTAAGACCCTGACGGCGGTCGCCGGGAGTGATGGTTGGGCATTGCTCTATCCCGCTCAATTTGGTGACTGGACTGTGAAAGCTGGCTCTACCAGCAAGACCCTGACCATTGACTCTATTGCAGTCTACTATGTGTCTATGGCTACATTGGAAAGTTTGTCTTGGAGTCAGGTAGCCGCCGTATCTAAGAGCGGTATGGCAAGTAAGATGTGGAACATCGGAGATAAGAAAACTCTGACGGTGAATGGTGTGACTTACACCGCTGTTATCATCGGATTTGACCATGATAACGTCACTGACGCCAACAGTTACGGTCGTTCTAAGGCTGGTATCACTTGGCAGTTGGAGACTTGCTTGGCTTCGACCTATCCGATGAACAGTTCCAATACCAACAGTGGTGGATGGACGAGTTCTGTTATGAGATCGACCACTATGAAGACTCTGCTCAGTCAGCTCACTTCTGAGTTGCAGAGTGCCATTGTCCCCGTCAATAAGCTCACCTCTGCTGGTAGTCAGTCCACTACCATCAATACCACCAGCGATAGTCTGTTCCTGCTGTCCGAGATTGAAATTTACGGTGCTACCAACTATTCCAAGGCGGGTGAAGGTACACAGTATGAGTGGTACGAAGCAGGAAACAGCAAAGTCAAGACGGTGAATGGCTCTGCGAGCTACTGGTGGGAGCGTTCTCCGTATGGGAGCGGCACTTCCTACTTCTGCTTTGTCAACAGCGGCGGCTACGCCACCTATAGCGGCGCCAGCGACTCTCTTGGCGTGTCCTTCGGCTTCTGCGTTTAATCCATCATCCAAAAATATCCCCGCCCCGGAAGGGGCGGTATGAGGAAAAGGAGTTTGTTTAATGTCTGTTGTTAAGCGTATGCGGGGAGTAAGCGCAATGGAGTTCGTGGAGGTCGCCCGAAAATTGGAACTTCACGCATTTCAAGTCTGCACCAAGGCTCCGAAGCGGTATGAACGCTTTCTGACGGGCAGAATTTTTGAACTTGCTTCTACGGTTCACGAAGAGGTCAGGGCGGCGAACAACAATATACCGAGAAATCAGCACGAAGCGCAAATGCGGCGAGATCACCTGATTAAAGCCAACGACGCTCTGCAAAATCTCAGTCCGAAGCTGGTTCTTCTCTATGATAGTATTCTCCAAAATCCAGAAAAGTGCGATTGGATTGACAACGCCATGAAGGTTTTCGGGGAATACATCACGGAAGAAGCCAAGCTGATCGCCGCCACCAAGAAAGCTGATTATGAGCGGTATAAAGACCTCCCTGACCTCGGAGGTGAATATGACCTCAAACTGAGACACTTCACAGAATTGTTTATCAAGATGTGTAAGAAGGTCTTTGGACTCTCTATCGAAGAAAAACTTGACAGCGTGGAAAGCGACTGTTGAACTTTTGGGTCAAGTCCTGTTTTGTTGCTCTGCGAACAACTGGTGGGAGCGTTCTCCGAATGGGAGCAACGCTACCAACTTCTGCAATGTC